CGGGTCCGCAGGATCGCCGCCGAGTTCGATGAGCGCATCGCCAACGAGCCGAAGGTCAGCAGCCGGGGCGGGCGCTACTATGTCTTTGACGGCCAGCACACCATCGCCGCCCGGAAGTTCCTGAACGGCGGGAAGGACCTGCCCATCCGCTGCAAGGTGTTCTACGGCCTGACCGAGAGCGATGAGGCGCTGCTGTTCGCCCAGCAGACGGGGGCCTCCGCCAGTCTGACCGCCGGGGCGAGGTTCCGGGCGCTCATTTTCGGCGGGGATGAGAACGCTATGGCGTTCCTGAAAGCAACGGAGGACGTGGGTCTCTGCGTGGACTATAAGCAGACCAGGGGCGCGAAGCGGCTGGCCTGCATCAGCACCGCTTTCGGTCTGTTCCAGAAGGTCGGTGACGGGGTGTACCGGGAGGCGATGCAGGCCATCGTGGACGCCTGGAAGGGCGACCCGGACTCCCTCCGGGCGGAGACGGTGCAGGGCGTGGTGGAGTTCGTGTACCTCTATCACGGGGAGTACAGCCGCAAGCGGCTGGTGGCGCGGCTGCGTCAGGTTGACCCGGTGGTGATCTTCCGGGAGGGCCGGGCCATGACGAGCCTGCCCGGATACAAGCGGTATCTCTACCAGGTGTACCGCATCTACAACGGCTCCAGCGCAAAGACCGCCCTGCCCATGAAGTTCTGAGACAGTTGATGGGAGCGTCTGCCCTCCGGGGCGGGCGCTCTTTGCTATTCCACAAGGAGGTGGGCTTTTGAAGATCGGGCTTATTGATGTGGACAGCCATCGGTGGCCGAACCTGTGCCTGATGAAGCTGTCCGCCTGTCACAAGGCCCAGGGGGACGATGTGGAGTGGTGGACACCAGATGGGCGGTATGACCTTGTTTATAAGAGCCGGGTGTTCACGGACACCTACTCCAAGGACAGGATCACCGTCACCAATGCCGATAAGCTGATCTGCGGCGGCACCGGCTACGGTCCGGGAACGAACCTGCCAGATGCCGTGGAGCATATCTGCCCTGACTACGGCCTCTATCCGCAGTTCCCGGATACGGCCTACGGTTTTTTGACAAGGGGTTGCCCGAACCGCTGCGGCTTCTGCGTGGTGTCCGGGAAGGAAGGCGCAAAGAGCGTTCATGTGGCTGACCTCTCCGAGTTCTGGGACGGACAGAAGGAGATCAAGCTGATGGATGCCAATCTGCTGGCCTGTCCCGACCATGAGCGGCTGATTGAACAGCTTGCCGACAGCCGCGCCCTGGTGGACTTTTCCCAAGGCTTGGACATACGACTCATCACGCCGGATAATGCGGCACTCCTGAACAGGGTCCGCACAAAAACCGTTCATTTCGCATGGGATAATCCCAATGTTGACCTGACTGGCTGTTTTCGGCGGTTTTCAGAGCTGTCCAAGATCAGGGACTTCCGGCGCAAACGGGTCTATGTGCTGACGAACTACAACAGCACCCATGAGCAGGACCTCTACCGGGTGGACACTCTGCGCCGCATGGGGTATGACCCCTATGTCATGGTCTATGAGCGGCCCACAGCGCCGCCCATCACCCGGTATCTCCAACGGTGGGTGAACAACAAGAGGATTTTCCGTACCGTGGAGCATTTTGCGGACTATGAGCCGGTGAAGAAGCTGGGCGGGGATGGATAAGATGCCTTGCTGAGGAAGTTTTGAAAATCTGAGAGAAGCGTCTGCCCTCCGGGACGGACGCTCCTCTTTCTTTTATAGGAACGTCCAGTGACACAAAAAGGAGGGCAGACAGCATGATAAAACAGACAGGTTTCAGTTTCCAGGACGCAGACATCCGCAGTATTGACCGCTCTCAGCTGGCTGACCGCAGCCAGATTCACATTGACAAGGGCATGGAGCGGGAGGAACGAATCCGCGAGTTCTGCCGCCAGACCAACTACCACCCGGACTGCATGGTCATTGACGGCGTGGTGGTTCTGAGCCGCTTCTCCCGGTCGGATGTCACCATTGAGGACTGCATCTGCGCCGCCGTCAGGAACGCCGGATAGGGCGGCGCGGCGACATCCTCGACTTTACCAGTGGAACGGCGCTATTCTGGCGGTGGTGGGACACACCCACGAATACTCAGACAGGAGGGAACAAAATGGCAGGACGGATTTGGAATGTGGCCGCCTATATGCGCCTTTCCCGTGAGGACGGGGACAAAGAAGAATCCAACAGTATCGGCAGCCAGCGGGACATGATCCGCGACTTTATCCTGAAACGGGAAGATATGGTGGTGGTACGGGAGTATGTGGACGACGGTTTTTCTGGGGTGAGCTTCGACCGCCCCGGTTTCCAGCGGCTCCTGAAAGACCTGGAAGCGAAAAGGATCGACTGCATCGTGGTCAAGGATTTTTCCAGGTTTGCGAGGAACTACATCGACAGCGGAAGGTATCTGGAAAAGATATTCCCCAGCATGGGGGTACGGTTCGTATCCATCAACGACAACTATGATTCCAGCGGCGCACGTTCGCAGTCGGATGCGCTGATCGTGCCGTTCAAGGGCATCCTGAACGATGCATACTGCAAGGACATTTCCATGAAGATTCGCAGCCAGCTGGACATCAAGCGCAAGACCGGCGACTTCATCGGCGCGTTCTGTACCTACGGCTACCGGAAGTCCCCGGAGAACAAGAACCGGCTTGTGGTGGACGAGGAGGCCGCCAGGGTGGTGGAGATGATCTTCCGCCTGCGTATCCAGGGCATGACCAACTCCAGCATCGCCGCACGGCTCAACAGCATGGGCATCCCCAGCCCGTCCGCATACAAAGCGGGCAAGGGGATGAACTACCGTTCCGGCTTCCGCGTTGCGGGGCAGGCCGGTTGGACGGCGGTAGCCATACGCAGGGTGCTGACAAACGAGGTCTATGTCGGCACTCTCATCCAGCATAAGCGCGGGACGCCGAATTACAAGGTCAGGAAAGAGATCCAGTATGATGAGTCCGACTGGATCATCATCCCCAACAGCCACCAGCCCATCATCGAGCAGACTGACTTCGACACTGTGCAGTCCCTGCTGAAACGGGATGTGCGGCTTGCCCCGTCAAGGGAGGAGCTGTATCTCTTTTCCGGCTTTGTCTACTGCGGCGGGTGCGGCCACTGCATGGTGCGTAAGACGGTCCCGTCCAAAGGCAGAACCTACCACTACCTTGTCTGCTCCACCCACAAGGCAGGGCAGGGCTGCTCCACCCACAGCTTCAGCGAGAAGAAGCTGGAGAAGATCGTGTTCACCCTGCTCCATGACCATATCGGGCAGATCTGTGAGGTGGGCAGGACGCTGGCGTATATCGCGTCCCTCCCAGAGAGCCGGAGGGAGATATTCAACTATGACGCACAGATTGAGCGACTGAACGGGGAAATCAGGAAGTACCAGGATCTGAAACTGAACCTATACGGCGACATGGCGGACGGCATCATCAGCAAAGAGGAATATACGGAGTTCCGGGCTGGGTATGACCGCAAGATAGCGGAACGCCAGCAGAGCCTCCGCCTTTTGGAGGAGGAGCGGACGCAGGCGGTCAGGGACAACGAGGAGGACATCCCCTGGATACGCCTGTTCCGCCAGTATGAGAACATCACCGAGCTGCACCGCCATGTGCTGGTCAACCTGGTGGAGAAGATCGTCATCTATGACGCACAGCACGTTGAGGTATTCTTCCGCTACCAGGATAAATTTGAAAAGGCGCTGCAATATATCCGCCGCATGGACGGCATGAAAGAGGAGGCGTGAGCTATGGGACGCAGACGCAGAAAGACTTATACGGAACTGGAACAGGGTGTACAGCAGCCCGTATGTGCTGGAGAGCTGCAGGAATGGCCGGCCGCCATCTATGCCCGCCTCTCGGTGGAGAACAGCGGCAAGGATGATAAGGGGGAATCCATTGAGGGGCAGACGGAACTTTGCCGGGACTACATAGAGGAACATCCCTATCTGCACCTTTATGACACATATATCGACAACGGCTGGACCGGCACCAATACCGACCGCCCCGCGTTCCAGCGGCTTTTGGGAGACATTGAGAAAGGAAAGGTAAAGGCGCTGGTCATCAAGGATTTTTCCAGATTCTCCCGCGATTACATCGAGGCGGGCAACCTGCTGGAAAATGTGTTCCCATGCCTGGGTGTGCGGTTCATCTCCGTTGCAGACCGCTATGACAGCTTCGAGACGGACGGCTCCTCGGAGAGCCTGCTGATCCCGCTGAAGAACCTGATCAACAGCTACTATTCTATCGACATCTCCCGGAAGGTTGCCACGGCGATCCAGGCGAGACAGTTGGCGGCGGCCTACATCCCCAGCATGATCCCTTACGGGTATATCAAGTCCAGGACACAGGAATACCGCTTTGAGCCTGACCCGGAGACACGGGATGTGGTAGCGAGGATATTCCAGATGCGGATAGATGGTGTGCCGCTGAATCGGATCGCGGGGACCCTCCAGGCGGAAGGCATCCCCTCTCCCGGCAAACTGCGGTATTTGCGCGGCACGACCACCGATAAGCGGTATGCGGACAGCAGATGGTCGGCGCAGCTGGTCAAACAGATACTCCGCAACCCCACCTATCTGGGAAACCTGGTGTTTGGCCGGATGCCCACCGCCCTATATCTGGGGAAACCCAAGTACCAGTCAGAGTTTGACGAGAGCAAATGGCGCATCCTGAAGGGGATGCACGAACCGCTGGTGACGCGGGAGGTTTTCGACAAGGCCGGGGCCATGGCGGAGCGGGGGCGGAAAGCATGGGAGGAACGGCTGGCGAAGGGTGCGGAGCGCCGCGCCGCCGACATACCGCTGTTCCGGGGCATCCTGTTCTGCGGGGACTGCGGCTCACAGATGCGCTACTCCCGGTGCTACCATGACGGAAAAATCCACGGCAGCTATTACTGCGGCGCGTATGATTACGGGCGGTGCGCCGGACGGCATACCATCTCCCAGGAAAAGATGAAAAAGATCGTGTGGCAGTCCATGCAGGACCAGATGCTCCTCTACTGCGAGTACCGGAAGATACCGGAACTCCTGCAAAATAAGGGCGGTTCCGGCCAGCTTGAGGAGTGCCGGAAAGAGCTTCAAAGCCTGTCCGTACAGATAAACAGCCGCAGGGCAAAACGGGAGCGGCTGTATGAGGACTTTACGGACGGCATCCTCTCCCCGGAGGAGTATATGGCGGTCAAGAAAAAATACGATGACGAATACCAGGAGCTGAGCGCAAAGGCCAATGAGGTGCAGGCAAGGATGATCCGGCTGAAAAAGTCCTTCTCCAGCGGCAACCCGTGGCTGAAGTCCATGGGGATGCTGGAGGGGAAAACAGAGGTCACTATGGAGCTTGTGACGGCGCTGATTGACCGGCTCACCATCTATCAGGATGGGGACGGTGGCCTTCGTCTGGAGATCGAATACAAGTACAGGGAAGACGCGGCGCTCTTGGAGTCCGCCCGCGAGGAACTGGAAGGAGGGACTGACTGATGACGGTATGCTTTTATATCCGGCTTTCCAGCGCCGATGATGACATCCGGCTCAAAGCCGAGAGCAACAGCGTTTCCAACCAGAGGGCCTTGCTGACGCAGTATCTGGCTTCCCGCCCGGAGTTTTCCGGCTATGAGCCGGTCGAGTTCGTAGACGATGGATTTTCGGGAACGAACGGGGACCGCCCCGCCTTTGAGCGGATGATCAGCTTCGTCCGTGACCGTGGCTCCAAACTCATCCTCTGCAAGGACCTGTCCCGTTTTTTCCGGGATTATGTGGAGATCGGCGAGTACCTGGAGCGGGTGTTCCCTACGTTGGGTGTGCGGCTTCTGGCCGTGAATGACGGCTATGACTCCGATGATTACAAAGGCACAACGGCAGGGCTGGATGTGGTGATGAAGTGCATCGTCTACAGCTTTTACAGCCGCGACCTTTCGCAAAAGGTACGGACAGTCCTTGAAGCTAAAGTGAGAAAAGGAAAGTTCATTGGCGCCTACGCTCCCTATGGCTTCCTGAAAGACCCGGAGGACAAGAACCATCTGATTGCCGACCCGGTAGCCGCCAAGGTCATCCAGCGGATATTTTCCATGGCGGTGAGCGGTCATACCACG